GCAGTTGTCTGAGAAAGCAAGAGAGACTGGTGTGTCAATAGGCAAGTCACTTAGAGGTGCACTTATTGGGCCTCTAGGTATTGTCATTGCTGTTCAAATTGTTATTGCCGCTTTTTAAATATTTAGAAAGAGTCAGCAAGATGCTAAAAAAGATGTAGATAAGTTAACTACTGCTATTGCCAAGTCTGGAGTAGAATTAAAAATAGCCCTTGATTTTCTAGATAGCGAAAATGTATCTCTAGAGAAGAAGAATGAAATTCTAGACGAGCTGAACAAGAAGTATCCTGAATGGAATCTTCAGCATTCCACAACGGGAACAATATCAGACGATAACAGAGAAAAGATAGAGAATGAAATAGCTGCTATAGAGAACCTCGCAAAAGCTAGGGCTCTACAAAGCGTAGTAGAAGAGCTTTATGCAGAAAAGGCTAGAAAATTAGCCGAAAGAGAAGTTGAAAGATCCGAACAAGACGAACAGGAAGGGTTCTTTAAAAGAGCCACAGATAGATTTAACAGAATGTTAGCTTCTACTGGATTCTATGGATCAGAGCAAGAGCAAAAAGCTTTTGACTATTCTATAAATGAAATAGACGAGAAGGTTAACTCTGTTTTAGACGAGTTTAAGGATGAGCCTAGCTTACTTGCTGCATTGCTTGGAAGCGATAAAAAAGGAAAGGTTACTAAAGAGACTAAAGAAAAGATAAAGAAATTAGTTGTTGAAACATATGATATAGCAATAGTAGAAGCTGAAAAAGAGAGGAAGAGAGTACAGAAGGCATTTAAAGATATGGGTCTAGATTACCAGTCTTTAATATTAGGCGGAGAAGAGGGAAAAAATGCTTTGGGCGAAGGAATATTGGCTCTTGCGGATGGACTTGAAGAAACGGGATATTCAGATCGCATAAAAGAAATTCTCCGTAAATATGTGGGAGAAGAAGCTATTGTTGATGGATTTGATGAACTATTAGATGCAACTTCTGGCTTGCTTGAAGCTCAAGCTGAAAGAGATTTAGCTATTGAACAAAACAAAACAAACGCTCTTAATGACCAATTAAAAGCTAGATTAGCTAATGAACAGTTGTCTGCTGAAGAAAGAGACAAGATTAATCAACAAATATCAAGGAATGAGGCTTTGCTTGTTGAAAGAGAGAATAAGATTAATGAAAAGCGATTCAAGCAACAAAAAGCACTTCAGATAGCAACAGCAACAGCAGAGTTATATAGAACGGCATTCTTAGCTTATGGCTCTCAACTTGTTATTGGTGATCCATCATCTCCAATTAGAGCACAAATTGCTCAAGGTATTGCATTAGCTACTGGGCTAGCAAATATAGCCATGATTGCTAAACAACAGTTTGTTGGTAAAGCAATGCCGTCTCCAACACTTGTGGCTCAAGGCGTTGGTGCTAACGCACAACAACAAGCACCAAGTTTTAATGTAGTTGGTGCTGCTGGACAGAATCAATTAGCTGCTGCTATTGCAGGACAATTCCAACAACCAGTCAAGGCTTATGTGGTTTCTTCTGATGTAACTACTGCACAGGAATTAGACAGAAGAATTGTACAGGGAGCGTCAATTTAAAACGAATACTAACTAATAAGTTACCCTTATATGGAAGTTTACGAGTTATTTATAGAAGAAGATAGCGAGTTCTCAGGAGTAGAGGCTATCTCAATCGTAGAAGAGCCTGCTATTGAAGAGGATTTTGTAGCACTAAAGGCTCATAAAGTAGAAATGGCCGAAGTAAATGCTGAAAAACGCATCTTAATGGGGCCAGCATTGATACCAAACAAGAAAATTTATCGCAGAAATGGCGATAATGAGGAATACTACATCTTTTTTAGCGAAAGCACTGTTAAAAAGGCTTCTGAGTTGTTCTTGAGCAGAGGAAATCAAAACAATTCAACCTTAGAGCACGAATATCAGCTAAAAGGTATGTCTGTAGTAGAATCTTGGATCGTAGAAGATGAAAAGCAAGATAAATCTGCATTATACAACTTAAATATGCCTAAAGGCACCTGGATGGTGTCTGTAAAAGTAAACAATGAAGAAGTCTGGGAAGAATTTGTCAAAACTGGAAAGGTTAAAGGTTTTAGTATTGAGGGATACTTTAGCGATAATGCTGGAGGACCTAAAGAACAGGTGGAAGAGACGCTTTGCCAAGATTGCTTTGAGGAACTACAAGCGGAATATGCTCTTTTAGAGGCTGTAGAAGCACTAGAAGAAGTAGAATTGGAATCTTATGGAGGTTATCCTGAGTCTGCATCAAACAATGCTAAATTAGGTATCAAACGCAATGAAGAATTAGGTAATAAATGTGCAACTCAAGTAGGAAAAGTAAGAGGACAGCAATTAGCAAGAAAAGAGAAATTCACTCTACCAACTCTGAAGAGAATCTACAGCTACCTAAGCAGGGCAGAAGCATATTACGACCCAGCAAAGCCAGAGGCTTGCGGTACGATTAGCTACCTGCTATGGGGTGGTAAGTCTATGAAGAACTGGGTTGAGTCTAAACTAAAAGGGCTAGATGAGCTAGAGGCCATTGATGTTGATCTTTGTTGGGAAGGCTATAAGCAAGATGGATGGAAGATGAAAGATGGTAAGAGAGTACCTAATTGCGTTAAAAAATAATGGCTAGACAAACGGCACACATTAAGATAGAGAAGCCTAAAGGAAGGGGCGTGTATGCCAAAAGCAAGACTAGCATTTCTAAAACATCTAAGAACTACAAAAAACCATATAGAGGACAAGGAAGATAATGGCAAGCATATTTAACACATCCTATAGAACAAAGTCAGATGTAAACACAGAAGACGAAAGACTTTATTATAACATTGAGGAAGGTGCTTTTGTACACACCTCAGCAGGCGTATGGACTGTATGGAATGGCGAGTGGGTTAAGCTATACCCACAATCTGGAGTAGGATCTGGAACAGGATGGACAAGATACGATGATAGTGTCTACACTTCATCTAATAAATTAGCTTTAACAGATGGCGTTGAAGTTACATTGCCTAATAATTCAGGAACTGTATATAGAAGCTACACAGGTATTGACTATTACAATTCTACAACCAACAAGGTATTAGCAGACAATGAAAATGATACCTATGTAATGACCATTGTGTTTAAGTATTCTGCACCTAATGCCAACCAAACACACATGGATGTGCAGCTACAGGGCGGCAATGGAGCTCCTTATGACAGAATAAGATCAGAAGCTACATTCCCTAAAGGAAACGATGTAACGCACGACTTCCACAGAGTATTTCAATGGTATGCAGACTCAGATTTTGTTGATTTAGGTGCCACTTGGAAGATAACAGCTTCAGGAGGCTCCGCTACAGTTTGGGACATTATATTCTTCATCCAAAAGACACAAAGCTATGCGTAGTAGATATTCTAATAGACGCAATCCAAGCAAGACAAGTCCAAGAGAGAATAGAAGAGCTTGTTTGTGCAAGAATGGCTCTCTGTATAGCAGAAGATGTTGCAATGGAAATATGATTAATCAGGGCATTGGTAAAATCTGAAAATACAACAGTCTAAGTAAGTAATAGTTAACCTAATATAAATTGAATTTTATGAAAGCAAGTGAAATTGTAGACAGACTAAAATCTGTCTTACTTTCTGCTGACGAAGTACAGCCTGAAGCTGCTGAAGAGCAAGTTGAATTGGCTGCTGAAGAAGTAGAAGTAAATGATCCTGTTATTCTTGAGGATATGCCAGAAGATGAGGCTTCTCCTGAAGATGTAGCAGAAGATGTAGCAGAAGAAGTAGAAAAGTATGCTACTAAAGAAGAGCTTGATGCTGCTGTTGCAGAGATGAAAGCTATGTACGAGGCAATCGTAGAGAAAATGGGTTCTGAAGAAATGGAAGTAGAAATTCCTGCTGAAGAACTAGCAAAAGAGGAGTTATCTTCTCAAGAAGATGGAGTAGAGCCAATCCAGCACTCTCCTGAAGTAGCTGAAGGACAGAAGTTAAACTTCTTTAAGTCAGCTAAATCACGCAATACGATGAGTACTGTGTACGAAAAAATGTTTAACAAGTAATTTATCTATTTAAAAATGGCAACTACAACTTCAATTACAACTACTTACGCTGGTGAATTTGCTGGACAGTACATCTCAGCAGCGTTACTTTCAGGTAAGACCCTGAATGAAAATGCTATTAGCATTAAACCAAATGTGAAGTACAAAGAAGTAATCAAAAAGATTGCTACTTCTGGACTTATCGCTGACGCTACTTGTGACTTTACTGATACAGGATCAGTTACTTTGACTGAGAGAATCCTTACTCCAGAAGAGTTCCAAGTAAATGTTGAGCTTTGTAAAAAAGACTTCCGCTCTGATTGGGAAGCTATCCAAATGGGTGTTGGTGCATTTGACCAACTTCCTCCTTCATTCGCTGACTTCCTTATCGCTCATGTAGCTGGTAAGGTAGCTGAGAAGACTGAGCAAAACATCTGGGGTGGTGTAAACGCTACTGCTGGTGAGTTTGATGGTATTACAGTTCTAGCCGCTGCTGATGGTGATGTTAACGATGCTGCTAATGGTGCTGAAACTTCATTCACTTCATCTAATATCGCTACTCTTTTAGAGAATGTATTAGCTGCTGTTCCTTCAACTGTTTATGGCCGTGAGGATCTTACTATCTATGCTCCAACTGTAGCTTTCAAAGCATACATTCGCTCTTTAGGTGGATTCGGTGCTTCTGGATTAGGTGCCGCTGGTGTTGATAGCAAAGGTGGACTTTGGTACGACAATGGAAACGCTCTTTCTTTTGATGGAGTAAAAATCCAACACGCTCCAGGTATGCCTTCTGACCACATCGTTGCTGGTGAGGCTTCTAACATCTACTTTGGTACTGGTCTTCTTTCTGACCATAACGAAGTTAAAGTTATTGACATGGCTGACCTAGATGGATCTCAAAATGTAAGAGTTATTATGAGATTTACTGCTGGAGTTCAGTACGGAATTGGATCTGATCTAGTTCTTCTTACTTTAGCTTAATAAACAAATTGTATAACAAAAAAGGGTAGGTGAGCCTTAGAGCCTGCCTACCCTTTTTTAATAATAAAAAATAAATTATGGCTTGTGACATTTCAGCAGGAAGAGCGTTACCTTGTAAGGACTCGGTTGGTGGTCTTAAGAATGTTTATTTTGCGAACTATGGAGATGTATCTACCACTTTAAGTGCAGATGACTCTATTGCTTCAACAGAATTTACAGGAGATACATTCTACCAATACGAACTTAAAGGGACTTCTTCTTTAACACAGAATATCCAATCTTCTAGAGAGAATGGAACAACTGCTTTTGAGCAGGTATTGGAACTTACCCTACCAAAATTAAGTGCAGCAGACAACCAAGAGGTTAAATTATTAGCATTTGGTCGCCCTCACATTGTGGTAGAGGACTATAACGGAAACTTCTTCTTAGTAGGTAGAGAGCATGGAGCTGATGTAACTGGTGGTACTATTGTTACTGGTGCATCTATGGGTGACCTTTCAGGATACACTCTTACATTCACAGGAATGGAAAAACTTCCTGCCAACTCAATCACTGGTGGAGATTTCACTACTCAAGCTACTATCGTTACTTCATAGTAATATATAGTTTGCATTAAGAAGAGCAGCCCCGTAAGGCTGCTTTTTTTATGCGTAATAAAAACAAAATGTATACCTTGCGGTTATCCTTTTGTGATACGATTACAACCTACAGATACGGAACAAACATTTAGTATTATACCATCTTCTTTTGCTTCAGCAAATTTAGATGCGGCCTCTATTACTTTAACAGAGAACGGTACTAATTCATCTGAAAGCAATGTAACATTTACTTGGGCAGAATCAACCAA